TGGATCATCATGTTGATTGATTCCATTTAAATTATCTAAGACATTAAAAGTTGTAGAGTCAGTATCTCCGCCTTCTAATACATATTCTATTATTGATCCTTGTATGTTAGTAATTTTTCCAAGAGTATTCTCAGCGACTTTAACTATTTGTCCGCTTTTATAATCATCTCTTTTAACAGGAGTTTCATACATTTCTACTAAACTATCTTTTTTTTTACGAATTCTAGCTAGTATGTTTTCAAGAATTTTTTCTTTTCCTGGAACTTCCATTTTCTTTACTCCTTTTGGAGTCTTATTGCTAGGTTTCATTTCTTTAACTCCAGCTGGTTTTCCTTTTTTATTTTCTGATTTAGAAGATTTAGTATTTGCTTTTACTGTTTGTCCTTTAGCTTTAGTCATCTCATTGCCTTTGTCTTTGAGATTTTTCTCTTTGACATCTATCATTTTAGATTTTTCATCTTGTTTGATAGCTTTTTTAGAATCAGGATGCTTAACATCTCTGTAAGCTTTAGGATTTTTTTGTAGCTTTTTAGCTACTCTTTCTCTTAGCTTATCTATATCAATATTTCTTAGATCTTTTTCTTTATTAATTTCAAACGCAAGACCTATTTTAAAATCATAAGGACTTAGTCTGTCTATTATTTGAGCAGTAGTTAGTTTATGAGCTTCATGAAGTTCAGTAGGATTTTCTCCAAGAACATCAGCTTCTGAATAAGTACTTTTGATTTCTTCTGTATCCATTCCATTCTCTTTAGCAGTCATTTCAACAGCTTTTTCATAGTCTTCAGTAATTTGCATATGTTGCTGAAGATCTAGCAATACTGGATCCGTGATTCCTTTTTGAGGAACAGAATAAGGAGGTAAATCAGGAACAGAATAAGCTTCTGATATAATTCCTTTATTTTTAAGAATCTTTATAGAATCTTCATAAGAAGTTAAATTAGTTACCCAAGGAATTCTAGAGTCTTTACGAACTTCATAGATAAACTTGTCTTTGCTAACTTGTCCGGCTCTAAGTTGGCGATATAATTCTAATGTAGTCATAGTAATAAATATTAAGCTTTTCCTTGTCCACGATAATTCTTTTCAGAACGATCGTGTTTATTAAATGATTTTTTTGCAACTCCTTTTTTCTTTTTTCCAAAATTAGTTTTTGTAGCCAATCCAGATCCTTTTGCCTTTGCCATTTTGGTTATTTTATCTTTTTAACTTTAGAATAAGCTTCCGCTATATTTTTAGTAATCTTTTCCATTACTTTTCCTGTACGACTATAACACTCATTACAATTCTCGTCTTCAAAAAGTTCAGACTTTAATTTAGAAGTGTATTCAAGTATTTTATTTATTTCTCTTAATTTTTTTTCCACCATTTTAGCGGCTTCATGAAACTGTTGAGACTTACTTCTTGTTTTAGTTTCATTTCTAAATCTAGCGTAGTTTTCTTTTATTGGAATTTCTTCAGGGCTAGTTTCTTTAGGCTTTTTTTGTTTTGTTTCTTCTTTTTCGTCTTCTACTTTTTCTATTTCTTTAGGAAAGTAAGAAGCTGGTCTTTCATAAGTAGATCCTCCGCCTTGAGTGACTTTAACAGAGGCTTTTTTTTCATCAAACCCTATTACTTCTCCAAATCCGCCTTTTGGATTTGAAAGTATTTTAACTCTATCTCCTACTTTAATCTCGACTCCTTTTTTATCTTCTAATGAAGTTTCTATTTCTTCATGCATGTTCCAAAGATCTTTAGGCTCAACTATATTTATCTTACTGTGGCCTGGTCGAAATCCTTTTACTTTTTTATATCCAGAGTTTATGTTTTCTGATAATTTTGCTTTTGTAAGATAAGCTCCAGCACCAGAAGTAGTAGACATTTCTTCCATATTATGTCTATCAAAAAAATCATTAGGACGATCTGAATAATAGTTAGGATCTTTTCGATGCTTCATAAAATCTGAAGGAGGCGTATATTCATCCCAAGAATCATAATCATAGTTATTTGCTAATAAATCTTGAAAACGTTCAAATTCAAGACCGCTAAATACAATAACATCATCTCCATCTATATTTTCTTCTGAAAAATCTATATTTGAATGTGGACTAACCAGATCATCATATAACTTTGGGTTTTTAATAATCACTTTTCTATCAGAATAGTCATTAATCTCTGTCATTAATCGTCTAAAATCGGATTGCATATCACTCATTTTGTTTGTACTTTTTTAATTTCGCTAATTAAATCATAGTATTGCAACAAAGTAGAGACTGATTCGTCTTTTATAGATTCGTTTTCTTTTATAGGTTTAATAAATTTAACTACTTCTTTTAATTTTATTGAAGTTACTTGATCTTCTACTGAGTTAGAAAGTAAAGTAAGTTCTTTTTTTACGTAATTAAATTTCTCATTTAAGTATATCCTTAAGTTTTTAGTATCAGATATGCTGTTTATATATTCTTTTAAAACTTCTTTTTGATCTTTAGAAAGTCCTGAGTATTTTTTATTGAACTTTTCTACTAGTATTCTATACGCAAGCAGTCTAATCTCTTTATCTTCACTCATAAACTCTTCTAGCATTTGAGTAGAAGCTGGTTTTTCTTGAATAGATTTTCCGCATAAGTGCTCTAGCATATTAATTTTGCTAGCTATTGTTTGATTTATATTAGAGCTCTTATCTTTTTGAGATTCTAATACAATATAAATAGAAGCATAAGATTTGTAATTATCTATTTTAGCTTTAAAAAAATTATCTAAATCATAATTAGATTTAATTTCTCTAATTAGATTGTATTTTTCAGTATTAAGCTTGCTATAGTTTATTTTATTGTATTGCTCTATTAGAGTATTAATAAACATTTCGGCCTTAGATTCATTTATATCATTACTTTTGATATACGAATTATACAGTTCATACTCTTTAGCAAGTTCTGTGTTAGTGAAATACTTTTTAAGTATTTTTACGGCTTTTGAGTCTTTATTTTGCAAAAGATCTGCCGTCGTCTGTCTAACCAGAAGCTCAAATAGTATGCCAGTATTTCGGAATTTAGAATGTTTTAGTGCCATATTGATTTAAAAATCTCTGTTTATAAATATATAACGCTTTAATCTAAATTATCTATTATATTATTCTCATTAAGTAAGTTTGGTTCTTGAAAAAGTTTTGTTTTTCTTGAAGCAAAACCAGTAGCTAAAGCATTTTTATTTCTTAAAAAGATTCCTTTTGTGCTTTCTAATGCTAGTGCTGAGCCATAATCCATTGAGTCTTCACCTTTTTCTTCTTTAGAATTTAATCCTTTTCTTCCTATTGGATCTCTACCAAATACTGATTGATCAGTTCCAATGATTGACATATTCTTTTGAGGTCTTCCTGAAACTTTAGTAGGTTCATTTTTATCTTTCTCATTATATCCAGTAGGAACTTCTAAGTTAAGATCACCTTTACCGCCATAAAGTCCCGCTAATTGATGCGGAGTTCCATAAGCCATTCCGCTATCTGAAGGATCATTTCCTTCTTCTGCTATTTGTTTATATCTAAATGCTCTTTTCTGATCCGCAATTATCATGTCTTCTAACTCTGAGTATTGATCTTCAGAGAAGTGGAAGATTTTGTCGTAGATAAAGTCTCTTGGCAAGAAGTGTCCTTCCATTGCTTGATTTGCAAGGTCGATTTTTTCTTTGAAGAGAGCTGTTCTTTCTTGATCGTAGATAATTGATGGGTTAGTAAGAGATATTGTAAAATTTGCAGCTGATGCATCAGTATATCCATTTGCGTATAAGTGAACTAATCCAATCTTAGTAAGTTCTGATACTAAGATTCTTTGAATCCTTTCTACAGTTCTAGCAAATCTTATGTCTTCAGCTGCTAGTGTAGCTTTACCTGTTAAGTCTTTTTCATATCCCATGAAAGCTTTAGGTATTTTAAGCGCTGCAAAAAGTTTTTCTCTAAAATAAGCTACGTCTTCAATACCATTATAGTCTAATCCTTTTGCAGTATCTATTCTAGTAGTCTGATCATTTCCACGAATAGGAATAAAAAAGTCTTCTAATAGATTTTGTTGGTTATATTTTAAGTTATATTGTCCAGTGTTTGGATCTACAAGAGGAGTTTTTTTCATCTTGCCAATCATTCTTTGCATGTAGTTTTCTACTTCTCCTGGAGGTATTGCTCCTACATTTACATAGAATATTCTGCGTTCTGGAGCTCTTACTATGCGGTGAATTAGCATAGCGTCTTCAATAAGCACATACTGCTTATACAGCTTACGTGCAGGCTCTAAATAAGATCTTCCATAAGGAAGATAGTTAACGTCTCCAGTGAGTCTAAAATGAGCCATCTCATAGTTATCAAAGTACATGCCAGGATCATGCTCACTAAATGCACTATTATATCCAGCAGTATTAGAAATAGCTGCGTTAGGATCATACTTAAATCTAACTTCGCTTGGATTTTTTGGATTAAATCCCTCTTCTCTTACTATATTATAAGCTGAGAAAGGAATCACATTATAAACTCCGAAGTCTTCGGCAATTTCCATTTTTAAATAAAAATCACCATACTTACACATGTTTCTAACCCAAGACCAAAGATTAAATTCTATATTTAAGACGGAATAATATAGATTGTAAAGCAGTTTTTGTATATTTTCATCAGCAGATCTAATTTGTAACACTTCTCCTTGTTCGTTTTTTAAAGTAGCTTCATCTGCTATAATATCTAGTGCTGATGCGATGATTGCGTCAGTGTCCATAGCATCATAATCTGCATAAATTTGAACTCTAGCTGATCTATAATTTTGAGCAAGATTTAAATTAACTCCATAAGCAGTTGATGTAGTATAAACTTTATTAAATCTATCAATTAAAGAGTTAGTTTGAATAACTCCAGAAGTTTGGATCTTATCTGTATCTATAACTTTTAGCAATCCTCCACCCTCATTACGGATGATCACATCAGTAGAGAACAAGCGTCTTAACGCTGTAAATACATTTTCTTGCGGTTTTTGATTTTCTGCCATTATTAATAATTATGCGATTTTAGAGTAACCATGTAAGATCTTGTGATTCTTCACCATTTTGTGTTTGAATATTCATATGCCATGGATTGCTATTATATGAACTGTTTGCATTATACATTTGATAGTCTGAATTTGTTTTTGTAAAATTGTTCAAACTTGTTTTTAATAGACTATCTGCAGTAGATTTATATCTAAGAGAAGTTTCTCTAAGATACATTCCTATAGCAAAAGCCATTACTAGATCATCATTATAGCCAGACATTGCTTGAGTTGTATTATTTCTCCAAATAAAAACTCTAAGCTCTTCAAGAAGTCTAATAGATCTAATAATTACTGATTTGCTTTCAATAAAGTCTCTCATTTTTTCAATAACTAGTGGTCTTGTTTTACTAGTTGTAGAAAATCCAGGAACTAAAGCGCTGTTTGATGATTGATATTTATCAATATATTTTTGAAAATCAAATCCTATTTCACTTCTATAACTGTAATGAATGTTTTGATATCCGCTTTCTAAGACTGATTGAACTACATCCCATCCAATACTTGCATTTTCTACTACTAATAAAGCGTTATTGTACTCTGTAGCCGCGCTTAATATTACATTAGCATATTCTCTGGTTCCAGGTTGAGCTTTATATTCTGCTACTTGAGTAACAGTTTCAATATCTATAATTTGAAAAGCCGAATAGTCAGCTCCATCACCTCTTGCTACGTCAGCTATTAAGGCATAATATTTGCTAGGATCTGGATATTCCCAAATCCAATAAGCTTTGTTAACCCCTCTTCTTTCTATTGGTTCAGAAATAGTGTTTTCTTCATACCATGTTAGAATATCTGGAGGAATTACAGTATTTCCTGAAGTAGTAAAATTACAATCGCACTCTTGAGCTGCGCTTCTTTCTCCTAATTCTTTGTTTTGATCGTCTCTCCACTTTTGATCTCGCTCTGGATGAACTGTCCAAGGTAAAGAAATAGGTAAAAAGTTATTTTCTTTTTTCTGAGCTTTTATATAAGTTTTATGAAACCAATTACCAACTCCATTTGGAGTAGATAAAGCGATGCATCCACCACCAGTGGCCAAAGTTTGTTGAGCTGCGGTAAATATTTCTTCAATTCTATCGATAAACGCAGCTTCATCTATTACAAGTAATGATACAGCTTCAGAACGGGCGGCGTCTCCTGCAGCAGAAACAGCTTTAATCTGCGATCCATTTACTAATCTAAGACTTAATCTATTGTCTTCTGTAGCTCCTATTCTAAGCCATGAAGGTAGATTTTGATAAGCAAATCTAACTTTAGTTACCATGTTTTTTGCGGTAGCTTGAGTAGTTGCGATAACAAGAATGTTTTTATCTTTCTGAAAAAGCATTATCCATAAAGAATAAGCTGAAACTAAAGTAGAAATTCCTAACTGTCTAGATTTATTTATAATATCAAATCTATTATTTTGAAATAACTTTAATACTTTTTCTTGAAAAGGATATAAATTAAATAGCATTCTTCCTCTTTGAGGATGTTGGATCATGTAATATTTCTTCATGAAATAAACAGGATCTTGAGCGCATCTAATAAATTCTTCTTTTACTTTGTCTTTTATAGACATTTGTTGATCTGACATTATTTAGCAAAATTTAAATAGACCAACGATCCAATTATTAGAGAAGAGACTAGTTTTGTAAATCTATTTTTAGCTATTAATTTTTTATTTTCTTTTTGTAACAGACCAAATTGTTCTTGCCAACCTTCTATTTTTTGTTTTTCGTTATCTACTTGATTTATATAATTTTTTTCTTTTAGCTTATAAACGGCAATAATACTGTCTTTTAAAGCTAATTTTTGTTCTGTAATTTCTAATTGTTTTTCTGATAGTTTTAACAAAGCTAATGAAGAATCTCCCGTAATAAGATCTTTTACTATTTGTTTTGCTGCTCTATACGGAATTTTTATTTTACTAGTATCCGTAACGTTTTGCGAAAAAACTATCGAGCTGAGTATTAGTGTAAGTATCAGCAGCTGCGCTTTTTTCATGGTAATATTCTTTTATTATTATTGTTTTTTCTTTTACGCTGTCTAATCTTTCGTCTAATTGTCTTACTTTAAGTTCTGATGATAATATTATGCTATCATAGAATTTCTGTTGATGCTGTAATTGAGCTGTCACTACCGATAAACTATCTAATTTTCTTTGAAACTCTAAAGGTATTTGTGGTTTTGAAGTGAATATAAGCATTGCATAATAAGCAATTACTAATCCTATTGCAATATACAATATTATTTTTAATAAAGATGGCTTTTTTTCTATGGTAGGAGCATACGACATATCTTCTATTCTTTTATTGGTCCAACAGTTAATTCCATAGTTCCTTGCATTCCACCACCACTTCTAGCTTTAATTATCACACTTTGTGGGTCTCCTCCTTTAGATACTTTCATTTTTATGGCTATTTCTCCATTAGTTGGACTATCTTCTATAGTTATCATTTCATATTCATCTCCATTTTCTAATAAAGATAATGATGCGCCTCTAGGGAACGGTTCTACTTCTGCTTCTCCTGTAGTGCTACCTTTTACTTTAAAAAATGCAGGAGAAGTATCACTTAAAGACATCGCAAAAGCAGATAATCCTAATAATGCATCATCATATTTATCTTTAGGAAATTTAGAAAAAAAGAAGTTTAAACATTTTAAACCCGCGAATTTGCTTCTTAAGGTCTCTATATCTTTTTTTGCTGCTTTTTCGCTTTTTAATACAATATATTCTATGCCGTCTACTCCTTTTACTTGTGATGCTAATTTCTTTCTTCCTGCTTCTATACCATCTAAATACTCTTGTTCACTATATTCTTTTTCTTCTTTATTTAAATTATACTCTGTTTTACTGTTTGCTATTGTTTCAAGATAAGATTTAGCTTTTCCACCTTGAGCTTTCTCAAATTTTAATGATATTCCGGTAATAGGTTTTAATATCCCTCCCCATTTTTCATTAAATGAATTATTTAAAACTTCAATAGCACTTCCAGGCGTATCTTTTTTGCTAGCAATTATAGCTTTTTTTAATCTCGCTTTAGCTCCACCTTCACGTATTATAAGATACAAATCAGCTGGACACCATTTATCATAATTCATACTTAATTGTTGGCTAGCAAATTGTCTATAATCATTAAGTATATCGCCTCTATTTAATTCATATCGTTCTGGATATGCCTTATAAATAGCTAAAGCTTGAGATAGCGGTTGATTTATAATTTTAATATTTGCTTTAGTATTTTCTAATGAATTTAAATATTCGAGTAATTCTGCAGATAGTTTAGGACCTATTAGTTCTTCATTAACTATAGTAGCTTTTATTGTAGCTTTTATACTACTTTCAAAAGTATCTTCAGTTATAAGATCTTTTAGTGACGAATAATAAAAAGGTATTACAAGTCCTTCTTTAACATTAGTAGTGGTTGCGTTTTCAGAAAATCCTTTTGGCGAAATATTAACTTCTCCAAAGTCTGTATTTAATTTAGAATATCCTATTGAAGACCATCCAACATATTTAGGCATTACTTCTCCATTTTTTATGCCTTCAGCGGTAGTTAATAATGTTAGAATATCTCGTCTTCCTTTTTTATCTTTAGTATTTACATTTTTAAAATAAGCTTTATAGTTATTTACAGACTTTGGATCTCTTTCTACTTTATATGGTTCATATTCAGCAAGATTAGGATCTAAAGATAATAGATCTAATATTTTTTTTGATAAGTCTTGATTTTCTTCTTTTTTAGCGGCTTCTAAAATCAATCTTTTAAGAATATTCATAGATTCTGTAAGGGCTTCTTCAGGAGCTTCTTCAGTTTCTTCTGGAGCTGCGCCAGTATCTGCTAATGAAGAACCTTCTGCAGACATTTCATCTGCGTTTGCGCCTTGTTCAGCGCCTTCTGGTCCTTTTATTTTTAATGGAGTTCCGTATCTTAAAAGTCTTGATATGGCTACCATGCATCTTTCTTTTTCTCCAATTCCCAATAAATAATATCTTTTACCTTCTATAGTAGCTTCATAATTAGGATCTAGATAAGAAAGAAAAAATACTTGTCCATTATGAAGTAATACTTTAAAAGTAGTTGGTTTTGGAGCCATTATGAATATTCCATCAACATATTCTTGAAAAGAATCTGTCATAAGCTCTACTAAAAGTTCATTTAAAGTAGCGTATTTTTTTAAAATAAACTCCATTGGATTCTCTTCAAAAGATCCAGGTTTTACTACTTCTTCAGTCTCTTCTTCAGTTTCTACTTCAGCTTCTGCCTCTATAATAAGTCTTTTTAATATCTCTAGATTCTTGTCCATATTATTTTAATAAGCTATAATATTTTTTAAAATGTTTTATTCTATCTGGTAATCCATGAGTTCCACCATTAACTCTCTTAGTAACTTTTGTAATTACAGCATCAGAAGGACCTTCATCTGCTATTTTATGAAGATTGTTTTTATGAAAAAACCAAGCAGCTGATAACAAAGGATATTTAGTGGCTACTAACTCCGGAGAATTCGTGATATTTTCTGTAACAACCAAGTCAAAGGCTTTATAGTTATCTTTACCAGTAAGCTGAATATAACCACGACCACGATACTTAAAGCCTTCACCAGAGGTCTCAGAACCATTTCCCATACGATTTCCATAAACAAGATTAGCAATTTTTTCAGGTTTTCTTTCATATAGAACTGCTTTACCTTGAGTTGGAAAATACTTCTTAAATATACTTAATAATCCTTTAGCCCCATAATTTAAATTCTCAGTTACTGCTTTAAATCCTCCAGACTCGTGACCAGCTTGCGCTAAAAAATGAGCTAATCTCAAAGGAGTATTAAGCTCAAATTTAGCAATTGTGTCAGGAAGTTGATTAATTACTACATCTGGTATGTGTCCTTTAAGTTTATTTATATCCATTTTTTACAATTTTTTCCATTATCGCAGTAAGTGAATCTTCTGTTTCTTCTGGTTTTTCTTCTCCTCCATATTCATGGTAATTATCTGCAGCTTGACTAATGAAATTGGCAGCATTGGTGATATGATCTTGGATCCATGCTGGAATATCTTTCTCATCATCTCCTAGCTTCGCCTTAAGCTCCATTGCTGATTTGATGATAGTCTCTAGACTATTGTTAGCCATAGAAACTTCATGATCTTCACCTTCTTCCATGTTTTTCTCTATAGCGGTGCCTACTTTATTTTCCCAAGAAGATATATCATGATCTTTGTTTCGATCAGCTTTATCTGGATTTTCTAATCCTGATTTTTTATATGATACTTCTTCTATTTCTTGTAATAACAAATGCTGCCAATAAGATATACTATTTTCCATAATTATTTTTTCTTTTTTGATTTACTTGCTTTTTTCCATAACGTCTTGTCTGCTTTTCTAGCTCCACCTTTTCCAGTTACAAAAGAATTTACTCTTGCCATGGCCCATTGATGTTGACCAGCTCCTGGACGATGTCCTGTTTTCCAAGCTCCTAAACCTTTTGCGTAAACACTTTTTAGAATAGTTTTGGATATGCCAGTAGATTTTGCTTTATTAGCTAAAGCTTTTTCTGTTTGAGCATCATATTCAAAAATAAACATTTCTTTTAGTATATCCATCATCTTTATCATAAGACTTATTTTTCTTTTTTTCCAAATCTTTTTTCGTATGCAGTAGTAGAGGTTGACTTTCTAGTTTTATACTTTTTTGTTTTATCTTTATCTATGTAGTCTGCATCCCACTTTCCATAAGCGGCTGGATCATTAGATTTTAAGCTTTTTCTATCTTTTATATCTTTTTCCATTTGTCTTGCGTCTTTAGTAAGATACGCAGGATTTAATTTTGGTCCTTTCTTTTCCTCTCTAACTTTAACACAATTAGGAACCATAGTCCCTTTTTTTCCTTTTTTCATTGGTTTATTTGGATCTTTTCTATATCCATCCCAACATGCTTCTGATAATATTTTTTCTAATATTTCTGTAAGCTTAATCATATTATTCTAGTTTCTTTTTCAAATTTATTATACGAATTTTTATAAGATTTTTGTGTTTCGTCCTTTGCATTTTTAGTATATTGCCAGTTCCAATACAAATCATTATTTGGTTTAAATCCATAAAATTTATGAACTTGCTTCTGTGTTTCATTAACCGTTTCTCCATTCCAATTTTGACCTGTACATATAAATCCTGATGTAATATCTTTAATGATATTAGATTCACCTAATGTATTATGTCTATTTTCAAGCCAAGTTAATCTCTCAATTAAGTTTTGATAGTACATGTTAGTTTGTCCCCATCTTATTGAACTAAAAAATACAACTGCGTCTGATTCAAGAAGCTCTTTAGAGATCTTCCATAGTTCATCTTTTGGGTTGTTTAAACTTGCCCAACATCTATGATGTCCAGAAGGATTTTTTTCTTTGTCTTTAAGTTTTGACTTCATTACTCCACAACTATTACCGTCTTTTCTAGATACGTTGCCTTCGCAAGGCATTATATTAAGTTCAGGAACATCAATCAATATACATTTATCGCGTAATTGATCTTGTATATGCATTGCAATCATTTTAGATTTTGGAACATCTATGTCTTTATCATCCCAATTGTATCTATTAGAACAACTTAATAGCAAAATCTTATCTTTTTTTTCAAGAACTTCAATAGTTTTAGTTATTGCTTTCCAAGCATCAGATTGCATTTGCTCTTCATTTAGCATTATCTCTCTTACTATCTCAGTTAGACTAATCATCTATTTTAAATATTGTAAAGTTTGTTTTAATCCCGCAGTTAACTTATTTTTTGCGTCTTCTGCTTTTCTTTGTCCTTCTGGTCCTTCTGCTTTATCAAATTTAGGAGCATTTATAGCGTCATTCATCTTATCATAATATACTTTTGCTATTTTATTGATAAAATCATTAGTTGAATCTATATTTGATAAAGATCCTTGTCCAAATAATCCATTTAACTCTAAAGTATCTCCAATTCCTTTAACAGTATTAGCTATATCAATATTTTTTACATCTTCTGGATTAATTCCAGGAGTTTTTCTTAGCGATGGACTTATTTTCATAGTCTCAGGACTTTTGTTAGTTATTATTTTATAATAATACTTACAAATATCCATTCCAAGATTTGAAATATCTCTTGTAACTGTATCTATTTTATCTACTTTTCCAGAAGTAAACTTTACTGGACTATTATTTTTTAATTTTACTTGAACTCCATTAGCGCTTATACTTAAGTTTAATATATCAGCTAATGAACTATATAAATAACCTCCGATTGCTCCTTTAATTCCTCTTTCTGGAGTCATTCTAGCAGCGGCCCAATCTTTATTTTCATAATAAGCATTAACTAAATCTATTTGCGCATAGCCTCCATCTTTTAGTTTAAAGATAAGGTTAGTTCCATTTTCTGATTGAACATTTTGATTGTCTTTAAGATACTCAAGTATCTCTTTTGAATAAATACTTTTGTTTTTATTATCGCTAGCTCCTTCAATTTTAGGAATATAGAACATCATATCTACATCTCCATATTCTTTATCTGGATAGTCTTGTATATCTTTTTTAAAATAAGCGCTAGATCCAACAGGTTTTCCAGCTTGTACTTCTGGTAAATTTTTTGATTTTAAATATGAATTAAAATCATCTACAAATTTTTGATATAGGTAAACGCATTCTTCTACTACTGAAGGAGTTAATCTTGTATTTTGAGTTAATTGACTAGACCAGCCACCTTCTATTAATAAGTTAATTAATTTAATCATAGTTACCATTTTCTACATGACCAATATCTAGCTTTCCAACGAGGTCCTGGATTAGTGTCACAGTGATGTCTTGCTCTAAAACTTTTTCTTCTTGCTGGATTATTTTTCTTTATCTTAACTCCTTTTTGTCCAAAATTTACTTTAACTACGTTTCCTTTAGCATTCTTAACATAAACTTTAAATTTTTTACTATCTCCAGCCATTGGCTTTCCTAATTGAACTTTTCTGCCTTGATATTCGGCTTCATGAAGTACATTTCTATGTTCTAATATGTATTCTATTAAGCATTGTGGACAGAATTGTCCTTCATGAAGATTATGCATTATTTTATTTTTAATTCATTTGGATTAAGATTTGCGCTTTTTCCGTCTTCAAATTCAACTGCTACTAATTTTTCTCTATTATCATAAAAAAGAAATACGGCATCTTTGTCCTTATAATTAGGATGTTTTTTTGTAAATTCTCCATCTAAAACTACTAGATCTTTATATTCCCATTCTTTAGGCTTATTCATCATAGTGCCTAACTCTTCTGGATTAATGTCTGCTAGAGTTCCACTACCTTCTTCATTTATTTCAGACTCTTTTAATATACCAGCTATTTTTTGTAATTGTCTAACTTCGTTAATTCTCATTAGTGTAGCATTTTTAATTTATATTTAGTAGACTCTATAAGTCCTACTACATTATCTATTTCATTTTGAATATAAGAATCTTGAGGAACTTTAGTTCTTATCATTTCTACAAACTTACAAAGAGCTTCAAAGTACATAATAGGATTATCGTCTTCTTTAATAACTCCGTCCATTTTATAACCTCTTAAAATACCATATCGACCTTGATAAGACTCTACAAGTCCATCAGCAAGATCTACAATTCCTTCATAATAAGCTTGTAATGCTGAATGAGCAGCAAAAGATTGTGTCTGTAAATGATATATGTGAGCTTGTGTTCTAGATTGGAATAGCGTTCCAATAAATGATGCAAATGGATCCATAATTATTTTTTATTTGGTGTTTTTATATTATTAGTTAGATTATAGATGTTATTAGGCCCAATTGCTTTCATCTTCTGGGTCATGTTTATAATTAGTTGGAGCATTTATTTTGAATGTAGATTTTCCTGGACCTATCACTCTAGCTTTTTTCTTAAGATCTACTATTTCTTGTTTTTCACTATCGGAAAGTTTATCTATATCATCATTTGATAATATGACTCCATCTTTTTTTACTAAAAGTGCAGGATCTCCTGACTTTGTTTTTCCAGGTACCACTTCAAACTTTCCTTCTTTTAATGCTTTTTTCTTTTTCTTGTCTTCTTCTGCAACCATAGGTTTTTTTGAACTTTTTATTCTATGTAATTTTTCCATCAAATCATCTATCTTATTAGCTAATTCAGCTATTTTATTTTTACTACGTTTATCTTCTGGATTTTCTTTAAGTGTAGTTAAATTCTTAGATCTCATCTCTTCAAGCTTATCCATAGTGTCTTTAATCTTTTCAATTACCATGTCTTTTTTCTTTTCTTGCATTAATGACATGTCTCTAAACTCTTTATAGAGTTTTTCTGCGATTTGCATAGCCTGTTTTTCATCTGGATAGAATCCATGAATCTGTTCATGATCAATATCTTGAACTCCCATCATAGGGTCTACTTGTCTAATCATAGCGCCAACTTCGCAACCATCATAAGGTCTTTGAACTGCGTATACATCTCCTATTTGATTATCAAATGTCATATTTTCTTTTTTTAGATTTGGAATTTTAGCGCCTGAAGCTTTAGCAGCTCCTATATTTAATGCAGTTTTGTATGCTTCTTTAGCTTTTTCTGTACCTTTAGTATGACCAACTACTTTTAATTTGTCTCCTGTTTTTTTAAACGCTGTATACTTATTACCAGTTTTCTTAAATGTGTAAGGCATTCATATTTATTTTGTATAAATATACTATAGTTTGATGTTTCTGATCTCTTCTAGTTTTGATTTTATTTCTTGATAAGATTTTGTCTTATTTTCAGTAGACCAATTTTCCATTTCTCCACTTTCAGTAAAAAAATCTTGTTTTTCAGTCATCCAAGAATCTAAAGCTTGTTCAAAATCTTTAAGTTCAGAGTTTTTATTATCTGTCATTTTTTGACTTACATAGTCTTCCCAATTTCCAGATACTTTTATTTTCTGTTCTTTTTCTATTACGCAATCAAAACATGTGCTATGAATAGAATACATTTTTTTATTCAATTCATTTATTTTCATATGTTTTTTACAGTTAGGACAAGTCAATGGCATTATAACTAATTTTTTTATTCTGTCTTGTTTAGTTACAGTTTGCTTAATTCCATTTTTTATTGTCCAAGATCTTCCAGAATCTTCCCAAACATCTCCTTCTTTATATTGTTTAATGCTCTTTTCGTATCCTGAAAGTACTTGAGTACGATCTCCGGTATTTCCTGTAATAATGTTTCTCATACGAGTAACATCTTTCTTTTTAAACTCTTTTTTTAGTTGTCCTTGACTCATAACGTTTTATTTTTTATTTCCAATCTATATAAGCTAAATTGGCTTGCGATATTGCTGTAGTAAATGATTTTTTACCGTTTTCTAAAATGTATTCTTTAGGCGTTACTCCAAAATAGTGATCAAATTGTTTATTAAAATCATATTTTTCTCTTTTTATGCTGTGATTTTTACTTTCATAGATCATATCATTAAGCTTTCCATATTCTCTAAGTAAAATTCCAGCTTGAGCATTAGCTTCATTTTCTATATCTGATCCAGTTTTTCCTGAATCTGATTCTAATCGACCTTCTTCATTTTGTTTATGATGAATCATCTCATGGCATAAGGTTCTTAACACATCTGCCATATTTCTATTTTTAATATAGACTGTTATTTCTCTTTTTTCAGGATGATACTGGCCAAAAGATCTCATTTGTTTGCTCCATTTGTTATCATTAACAAAGAATACTCTTGGTAGCTGTTCTATATTTAAAGAATTATTAGCAAATTTTATAAAATCTGTAGCTATTTGTATTTTTTGTTGATCTTCCATATTTTTTATCTTTGCTTAGCTCTATTTGCTGCTGTAAAAACACCTCTATTAACTAATTTAATAAGACCAGATTTTCCTTTTATTACATAACCTTCTCCAGTTTTTTCAACTTTTCCGCTTGGCATTTTTACTGATGATTGTATAACATTAGTTGAATCTAGATTTTCTATTATTGAATTTTTTAAATCAGAAATAGCTTTTATAGCATCAAATAATTTATTAAATTCTTCTTTATTTTTGGGAATATATGAAGCAAGAGTTTCTTTTTTTGTATTGCTTAGCTTAGAACCTTCAACATAAGATTGAAAATCATCTGCGCTAAGATTTTGAATATTCTCTACTCTACTATTAGTATATGCATATAGTATATTAGGTAAATCATTTAAACTTCCTGGTTTTTTTGATTTTTCTGATTCTACTTCTTTAGGATTTAGTAGTTGATCTACATTTGAAAGCTTACTTACTGCTGCGTTAGCTCTACTTAATAATCCATTATCTATTTTTGGAGACTGAGTAGGTAATACTGGAGGAACAATAAGTAACTCTGGTATTTGTTTAAAGTCTTTAATATTAACAGATTCACTTTTTCCATCTAAAGTAGTAAATGAATGAATTACTATTCCTATTTTACTAGCGCCTATTTTTTTACCTAACTCAGAACTATCTTTTACTTCGTATCTTACTGTATTTGGCTCAATTACATAACTTCCATTTTCTAGTTCAGGAGTTTTAAAATAAAGCATATCTCCTTTATAATAACCTTTTTTGTTTGGCGTTGATTGCTGAAACAGTTTAAAAGCTTCTGACATTTGATCACCGAAAGCTGAATAGTCTTTTCCATTTCTAGTTCCTCGATCAACTATTACTTGCTTTATTTCTTCAGGACTCTTAGCTTTTCCAGGATTTTTTACATTAACAAATGCATTTTTATCTGTAAAAATAAATTGATCATTTTCATCATATCCAAATACTACTGCAGGAGATCCATCCCACTTAACACTTGTTTCTTTTACATCTATATTTTGTAATGTCGATAAAGCTGTTTTAGCTCCTTCATATCCTTTCCAATATATAAGATCTTCTACATGATCTATTCTTGGTCCATCATCTTCTTTTATCAAACTTTCATTTATTGGCTTAAAAGATAGATTAATTATCCCTTTTTTCTCGTCTTCTTTAGCTTGAGCTAATTTTTGTTCTCTTTTTGGATCATTTTCTAAAGCTTTAAGTATTGATTTAACACTATTTAAATCATTTTCAGTAGCTTTTGGATTTAGTAATATTTTAGCTACTGAATCTCTATCTCTAGTTATGATTTCATCATTATCTCTTCTAATTAATTTAGCTCCAAAAGGATCAAATTTTAATCCAAGAGATTTGCCTATGCTATTTAATAAGATGAATATATCGCTTCCTTTAAATTCAGGATCTTTATAAGCTCCTCTAGGTCCATGTTGATGCCATGGAGCAACAATTGGAGTATCTCTTATAATCATAAAATCAACTTGAGCTTTTCCATCTTTATATGGAACTCCAATATGAACATTTCTTCCTATAGTTTTTGACTCTAGACCTTTGTCTAATAAATATTTTTCTAATTGCTTTTTAGCTTCTTTAGTATCTTTAGCATTAAAATAATCTATTACAGATTGTTCATCTATGAATATGTCAATATCACCAGATTGAGCTTTATATCCTGATGATCCTATATTAATTTCTATTTTGCTTCTTAATTCTTGAGGTAATTGACTTATTGCACTTTTAATTACTTCTTTTATATCTTTTTGATCTACTGGGATTGAGGTTGGAATAGCCTTTCCTCCTTCAGTTATCATAGTTCTAAGAAATCTAGATAAGATAGCTCTTTGTTCTATAATTTCATATATTGGTACAGTAGATTTATTTTTTTTTAATAATATATTATATATTTTACCTATTATTGATGGATTAATATTTGGATAATTAGTAGCAAATTCATCTTTTGCTTGATTTTCTATGTCTTGTCTTAAAACAGAAGCGCTTATTCCAGTTCCATCATACTTATCATTTCTTCCTTTATACAATAATGGACTTACGTCTATAGGTAATACTATTGGATTAATATTTTTTGGCGCAAATCTTCCATCTTTTGTAGCAGTCGTTTTATATTTATTTATAGTATTAACAAAAGAATCTGATCTTTTAGAGTCACCTCCTTTAGAACTTGCCGCCATAGCAATTTCTCCTTTAGCATTATTATCCATATTTAGAACATAATCATAAGCTGATGTCATTGGATTTTTTGAGTCTACAGAAATAACTTTAACTTTAGGATTTAATGGTAATAATTTCCAAATATTAGTAGAATCTTCTGCAGTAATTCCATCTCTTTCAGTAGGACCAAGAAGTACTAATACTTCACTTACTTTTGGATCTTTTGCATATTCATTCGCAAGTTGTGCATGTCCAGCATGAGGTGGTTTAAATCCTCCAGGTAATAATACAGTAATTCCCATTATTATAAATTATAATTATAAATATCTAGTTTATATGAAGTACTTTTGATCTTCCATCTATTTTATTTATCTCTATTATATTATCTACTGCGTCTCTCATTGAATCTATATGAGAAACTATCATAATAAATTTAAATTGATTTTTAAGATGATCAAAATAAGAAACAATGCTTCCTAAATTATTGCTATCTAGAGCTCCGAAACCTTCATCTATAGCTATAAAATTAGGTCTTGGCAAAGAAGAGACATTGATCAATGAAGATCTTATTGCTAAACTAGCTACAAATTTTTCCATTCCTGAAGTAAGTTCTATAGGCCAATATCTATCATTATCATAAGCAATATAAGCATTAATATTCTTATCATCAGGATGAAGTACTATCATAAAATCAACTAACTGTTGAAGTATCGTATTAATCTCTTCTTGTATTTGAGGTATAGTATCTGATATAAGCTGATGAGGAACTCCGTCTCTATGAACTGCTTCACTATACATCTTATAAAGATCGTACTTTGATTGAAGTTTAACTAGTTCTGTAAGATCATTAGTGTACTTATCTCTTTTCGAGCTAAGAGAATTAACAGATATTAAATGATCAGTTAGATCATCATTAACTTTTTTAAGATTATTTTCAGCTATTTTATGTTTAAACTCATACTCAGTTATTCTAGATTGTACTAATAAATTCTGCTCAATCTTTTTCTTTTCTTTTCTGTAAGTATCAAGCTCAGTTTCTTTGTCTTTTATCTTTTGTTTAATTTTAGTTTGATCTATTTGAACTCTTTGAAGTTCAGAATCTAATTTTAAAGACTTCTTTTCGGTGTTATTTATTTCTTGTAATAAAGTATCATATTCTTTTTTATTATCTTCTACATTACCTAAATTAGTTATAGCAGTATCTATAGTATTTAAGTCTAGTTCTATTACTTCTTTTTGTTTTACTAGATCTTCATAACTTTGTTTAGTAGAAATAGCGTCTTTAACAAAAACATTATTCATACAATAAGTACAATTTTCATCATACTCTAATTCTTGAAGCTTATTTAACTTATCTTTTTGATGAGAAAGATGTATTTTAAGTTTATTTATTTCATTAGTTACACTAGTTTTATTATTAATTAAATCTTTTATTTGATTTAATCTATTATTTAAATCTTGTAAGTCTATTTTATTTAAACTTTCTTCATATAGATTTAATTTATCTTTTGTAGACTTAGAATCCAAAACAAATATGGCTTCATCTGATACTGATTTTGATAATTGTTTATTTAATTCATCTATTTCAGATTTTAGTTGCTCTTCATTAGCTATTTTTGAGCTAACTGTTTGTAATAAAATGTGTTCTTCAAGTATATGCTTATTTAAACTTTCTCTTTCATTTTCTAAATTAGCTTTTTGAAGCTTTAATTCTTCTATATTTTTATTTAGGCTAATTTTTTGTTCATCTATTTTTTGTATTTCTTCAGTATGATCTACTTTTTTATACTGTTTCATCACTGCAAAAATATCTTTGATCTCATTATTAGCAAAATCATACATAGATTCAAACACATTGATGTCCAAGAACTGACTGAGCAGCTCTTTTCTGTCCTTTTGGTTCATATCAATGAATCCAGAATTAGCGCCCTGTGCGCTTAATGCAGTCAGAGCGAAGTCCTCGTAGCTTCCTAATACAGTTCTTATGCTTGCGTTAGTATCATTTCTTTCTTTACCATTTAAAGACACTTTATTTCCTAAGTCATCAACGTAATAAAAGTTAACTTTAACTCTAACATTTCCATTTTTCTCTCTAAGACCATCTCTTTCTATGACATATTTTTTATTGTCTAATTCAAAATCAAGCTTACAATAGAATGTATTTGATGATGTGTTTAGCACTTGAGATGATCTATTTGTTTTAGAACACTTATCAAATATACAATAACTTATTGCGTCTAGTAAAGTAGATTTACCTGAAGCATTAGCAGCGAATATTCCATAAGTGCCTACCATATTAGTAAAGTCTATGACATTATCTTTACCATAACTAAACATATTTTCAAACTCAAACTTCTTAGGAGACCAAACTATGTTTCTTGACATTTCAGTCTTTGGTAATTGTTGATTAACATAAGAGTTTATTGATCTTATCTCTTGTTTTTGTTCTTCAGATATCTCGTATTTTGAGGATAAAAACTTATCTATAAGACAATTTTGTTGATGTTCATCTCTTATATCAATAAACTTATTAGATTTTTTACCTAGACTATCTAGTTCTTTTGACTCATTAGTTCTTTGTATTGATTGTTCTACTATTACTCTTTCACTTTTAAATGAACTAATAATCTCTTTTAATCTTAGTTGATCAGTATTTGAATGCCTAATTCTTAAGTATATATTACTAGGCAGATCTTTTGGAATTGGATCATGATTTCCTTTATCTACATAAATTGTATAGAATGCAGTATCATTGTAAATACTGACATATTCACTAGATTTTTCTTTTAAATTCCAAATTAACATTCCGTGATCTAATCCTTCTCCATGATTTTGCTGAATTAATGATCCTGGATAAGCTATAGTCTTTTCTTCATTTAAGTATTGCAGTTTATGTATGTCTCCAAGAAGAGTAATATCATATCCATCAAAATGTTTAGCGGTTATTTTTCCTCCTTGTAATTTAAAACCAACTTCAGTATAAGCATTTTGAACTGCTCCGTGAAACATACATATTTTATAGTCTGATTCAATATCTGAAGCACTTATATAGTTATCGTCAAACACGGACCAATGAGAAAAAGTAATATTTCCTATATTAAAAACTTCGCTATTGACTGAATAATAGATATTTTTATGATCTAAAGCATTAACTATTGGAGTTAACGCATCCATTCTATGGTTATTATTCAAATTAGCGTCATGATTTCCAGGAATAAGCAGAACTGGACCAATATCAGCTAATGATTTTAGTAATTCTTGAACTTCAAAAACTAATTCAGGAGTCACATCTGTTTTAGAATGTACTATATCTCCAGTTAAAACTATCAAAGATTTATCATCAATAGATAATTTTATTGTATCTCTTAATGTTTGAAATACTCTTCTATATTCTTTATGTCTTTTAAAATTTCTAATATGAATATCACTAATATGATATATCTTATTAACTTCGGATATGCTTAATACTTTTTTAATCATGCTCTTAATTGCATTTTTTTTAACAAGAAGTCAGAAAATGTCAGTGGTCTTGCGTTGTGTAATAGTTCAGTTATTTTTTCGAATCCTAAATCTGATGGGTCTTTTCCGTCTAACTCAATTAAATAAACTTCTTTTCCGATATCTACTAGTTTTTGAGAATAATCTAAAGCTTCTTTTAAAGCATCTTTATCTAAAGCTAAATAAACTGTTTTAACTTGAGACTCAACTAATTTTAACATTAGTGATTTTGGTATTGTTTTGCCAAATAAAGGAATAGCATTTCTTTTTATAGCTATTGCGTCAAATATTCCTTCACATAATATAATAGGAACTGACCAATTAATAGTATTTTCTAGTCCTATTAACTCAGTCTTATTACAAGTAGGTGCATCAAATTTCTTAAAAGGATTTTTTTCAAAAGATCTAGCCATAAAATAATTAAGAATTCCTTTTCTATTATAAGAAGGAATTATTACTCTATTTTGGTATTTTCCAGACTCACAATATCCTATATTATATTTTATGATATCTGATTCATTAATGCCTCTTGATTTTAAGTAAGTCATTGCGTGTCTTTGAGCTAATGTAACTTCGCTATCTATCATGCTAATAAACTCTTTAGGCAAGGTAACTTGAGTAGTAACTTTATCAGATTCTTTTATTAAATAACCAAGATAGCTTTTTAATTCTATTATAGCTTCATTTGGAGCTGCTATTTTCTGAAGTAAAGTAATTGGAGATTTACCTTTTGTTGGCGGATGACAAGTAAAACAATTGTACTTTCCAGTTTTTGCGTTAACAATTAATTTTTGGTTCTTATGATTGCATATTGGGCAATAAAATGCATAATCACTAGTTTTGGGAAATGCCTTGCTTTTGCCAAGAACAGACTCTAAAACACCAATTATTAAACCTTCATTATTAATCATATGTAAATATACATAAAAATAATGAATAAATAAAATAAATGTGAAATAAATTTTTTTATATCAAATATATTTAGTATATTGCAGAAGTTAATGTCGATCTATCGCGCTACGCCATAGCTTGGTTAGATTCCATGAGTGAGTGAATTAGCGAGACAGAAAAAATCGACTACCAGGAGAGGACAGTAAATTGCCTCCAGGTATATAAATAGAAAGTTTTAATAAAAGTTGAAATTGAGTATCGGTAGAATCCGACGGTGTAAGTCCGCTAGAGTTTTTCAACCATAAACAAAATTCGAAACAAGTGTCAAAAACAATACTCTAAAAGATCGCTATGTCTACTACAGAACAACATCAAGAAATAAAATTAAAAGAAAGCGAACTACAAGCGATGTATGCTTATCTAGCTTTATCTTATGATTCAATGTCAAAAGAAGAACAAAAAGATTGGAATTTATTAATGGAAATTTTAGACCCAGAATACAATGAAGAATAACTTAGAATTATATATCCTAGATGGATGTGAAAGATGTTCTAGAATTAAATCTAGACTAGATATAGATAATATTATTTATAATATTGAAAATTGCACTACTTCTGATAGTAAAAAATGTGATTCTATTGAAGATAAACTAGACTGCGGAAGATATCCTATTGCTATAGTTAAGAATAATGGAGTAACTTCTATGATTCATTTTTGTGATCATAAAAAACCTAGTGGAGAATCTACTAAAAAAATTCCTGTTGACTCTGAAGATAAGTTTATTAATGAGATTAAAAATGCTTATATTTGATAAAATAAGTTTATGAAAAAAATAACTGAAGAACAAATTCAAGAAAATCTAGCAAAGTTCTATGATTTTATACGAGATTATATTGAACCTAAAAGAGCTGATAAGCTAGCTAAGTTTTATGAAGGAATAGAATTGACTTTAGCTACAGCACCTGCGTCTACTAAACTAAGTCATCATAATTGTTTTCCTGGTGGATATGTTGATCATATTTTAAGAGTTACTGAATCAGCAATAATTCTTGATAGGCTTTGGGATAAAATGAGTCAAGTTAAAAATTATACTTTAGAAGAGTTAGTATTTTCAGCAATTAATCATGATCTAGGAAAGTTAGGAACTAATGAAGATCCTTTCTATATGCCTAATGATTCCCAATGGCACATAGAGAAGCAAGGAGCTTATTATAAGTATAATGCTAATATAACTCATATGAGAATATCAGATCGTAGTTTATACTATCTACAAGCTGCAGGAATACTAGTTACTGAAAATGAATATCTAGCTATTAAATTACATGATGGATTATATGAAGAAGGAAATAAATCTTATTATGTTACTTATAGTGAAGAAAACCAAATTAAATCTAATTTAGTTCATGTTCTTCATCAAGCTGACTTTATGGCATCAAGAATAGAATCACAAATAAACAAAAAATAATGACAACGATAATTTCAATTTCTATATGGGTAGTATCTATTATAGCTTATGTTATAGTAAATTTATTCAGAAAAAATAAAAAGCTAGAGCAAATGGTTATAAACCAACAAGTTTATATAAATAACTTTTTAGCAATGGCAACTACAATTGATAAAGCAGCAGATAAAATAGACTCTCAATTATGGGTACAATCAGATCCTGAATTTTTACAACTTATGGAAACGGTTAAAGAAATGCAAGGATCAATAAAACAATATACTGAAAGAAAATAATAATGAGTAATATCTTAGAAAATGTGGCAGATGTAGAGTTAACTAAAAAAGGTCAACCAAGAAAGAGAAAAGTAAAAACTAAAAATAATTATTTTACTGAGGACACTGAAAATGGTATTTTAGAATATAGAAAATGTAGAGATCAAGCTGAGAGAAACAGAATATATAATCAAAAAATACATTTTGGATTTTATAAGCTAGCTGAAAACATTATACACACTTTTAAATTTTATTATACCGAAGTAGATAAAATTGAAGATTTAAAATTTGAAGTAGTTTCTTTTCTTTTACAGAAATTAGATCTTTATGATCAGTCTAAAGGAAAAGCGTATTCTTATTTTGGTACTATTGCTAAAAGATACTTAATTATCTATAATCAAAAAAATTATAAGAAATTAGTAAATAAAGTAGATATTCCGAATAATGAAGATGATGATGAAAGCTTTAAGCAAGCCATAATACAAAAAGAAAATAATGAACCTGATAGATTTGCAATTCTTGAATTAGTTATATCTAAATTAGAAATAAGAATAGACTCAATGTTTGATAAACCTGAAGAACTTGATGTAGCTTATGCTATTTTAAATATCTTTAAAAAAAGAGAGAACATTGAGATATTCAATAAAAAAGCAGTTTTCATTTACATAAAAGAAATGACTAACGCAAATTCAAACACTATCACAAAAGTAATTAAAAAAATTAAAGTTCTTTATTTATCGATTCTAAATAAGTATATTGAGAACGTAGACTATTGATATTTATTTATAAAGCTTTATATTAATGGAACAAACTAAAGAAATTTTTGAAGGTAAGACTATATCAGATCTAGCTAAAGAGATCTATGAAAAACACAAAGAACAAGATTCTTCTTTGAAAGCTCAAATAAATAATCTATCAGACATGGTAGAAAGTCCTGGAGATGCTATCGTTATAGTTCCTATGTTAAAAGGATATTTTGATTCTAGTTTAAAAAACGATGAAGTATTATTAAAAATGCTACAAATATTTCAAAAACAAGAAGAGAGAAAAGTCGCTGGAGTTGAAGATTCTGGAATTCTAACAGAAAAAGATATAGAGCAGTTATTTAACGAAGTATCTAATATTACAGTATCTGCAGAGCAAAAAAAGATAGTAGATAAAATATGAATGACGGAATTTTCGGATCTTCTCCAGAAGGTGGAATAGGAAAAGTTGGAGGCCAATATTTTATTATTGGAAGAGTAACTAGTGTAGTGCTTTCTGAATATTTAGATGATAACAAAACTAAAAACCCTGATTGGACTAATGATGGAGATCTAGGTAAAATAGATTTTGAGATTCTATATACTGGATTAAATTTGTCTAGATCTAATAAAGTATCTAAAAGTGCTTGGCCAGTATTTTCATTTATTAGACAATATCCTTTAGTTAATGAAATAGTCTACATAGTTTCTGGACCATCTAATGAATTAAACGATAATTACAAAAATCAAGGACTATTTTACTTTCCTCCTTTTTCTATATGGAATTCTGCAAATCATAATGCATTTCCTAATATGGAACAGTATTCAGAATTCTTAAAAGATTTTTATCAAAAATCTAAATATGAAGGACAAGCTGATACTGCGCTAGCTAAATTACCATTAGGAGAAGCTTTTCAAGAAAATGAAAAAATAAGATCTTTATCACCATTTGAGGGAGATACAATAATAGAAGGAAGATTTGGCCAATCTATTAGATTTGGAAGTTCAAACACTGTTAGAGCTACTAAAAATAATTGGTCTAATAATAAAGAATCTAATGGAAAACCAATAACTATTTTAATAAATGGACAAGGAACTCCAAGAGTGGAGAATCTTGATAAATTTATGACTACAGTTGAAGACATAGATAGAGATGATTCTTCAATTTATTTAACTTCTGGACAGCAAGTAAAAATAGATTCAGTAAAAGATATTAATCCTTCTGTAAAAGATGTTAGCAGTCCTTTAGTTCCATATAAAACTTATTTTTCTCAAACTTATAAATTTCCTTTTATTGGAAATCAAGTAATATTAGCTTCAGATAGAGTTTTTATATACTCTAAAAAAGAAAATGCACTAATATATTCAAGACAGAATGTAGGAATAGTAAGTGTAAAAGATACATCAATATCTTCAGAAAGAACTATTATTGAGTCTAAGACTATACACTTAGGCGAAGAATCTGCAAATGAATCAGTAATACTTGGAGATTCTTTTACTAGAGAACTAGTATGCTTATTAGAGAATTTACAGTCTTTAGCCTCTTCACTTAGTTCTATATCAACTACAGGATTAGCTGCTGCAACTGCTAAAATTGCCATGTCAGGAATAGTCTTAGAAAGGAGCACATCAGATATGCTATCATTTATTAGACCTATTAATGGAAAAGGAAAACATCTTTCACAAATAACTTACACAAAATAGTGGCAACTTCAAAAGATATATCAAAAATAAGTCCTCAAGCTAGAAAATCTTTTGGTATAAAAGATGGAATAACTACAGCTACTGGTTTTGAAAAGGCTATAATGGTAGCTGGACAAGGAATAACTAGAGCTCAATTTGCTTTATCAGATACTTTTTATGGCAAATATGAACCAAGAGTTTCTGGATCTGTTTTTCAAAAAGCTTTAGACAAAGGATTAGTAAATGTATTAGAAGAGATTTGCTCAATAGATCTTTGTCAAATATTAAACTATGCAATAAATGCAATTCCAGGATCTAAAGCATTTGATCCTAATGCTCCTCAGCCTAAAGAACCATTTGCAGCTTCTAAGTATTTTATTCAAAAAACTGCTTATGATGTTCAGTTAAAAATAGATGGATTTTATGCTGATTATAATGAAGCAACTAATGTTGAAACTCAGCTTAAAGGAGTTTATAATGTAGTAAATGAAATAAAAGAAGCCTTTAAAGAAATTAATGATCCTAATTCACAATCCGCATTAAAAGACCCTATATTATTGCAAGCATTTCCTCAAATGAATGCTGTAAATACTTTTTTAGAAAAATCATTTGCAAAACTTAATTCATATACTGATTATCGACAAATACCGATAACAGAATTACAAAATATAAAAAATATAATAGATAGAGTAAGAAATTATGCTATATTAATACAAGGTTTAAATAGTCCAGCAGCTTTATTAAATTTTACAGATACTGCATTTCCTAATGCAAATATACAAGAACAGATACAAAAACTACAGAAAATAATAGATCCTGCAAGATTAATGCCACTATTAAAAAATATAATAGAAAGCGTTAAAAAAGTACAATCTATATGTAATGTATTTTTATCTTTTATTTCTTTTGCACAATCAATTATTGAAATTTTTGCAAAAATAATTTATGTTTTAATTAAAATTCAACAATTCTTAGAATCTTTACCTATACCTAATCAATTTACAGTATTAGGAATAACAATTAAACTTAGTAATTTCTCTACAAAATTAGCAAAATTTAATAAAGATGCAATTGATAGATTAATACAAGTGAATACGTTACTAAGTATGTTATCTGCTATAATTTCTCAAGTAATTATTATACTTAAAGATATTATAGCTAATATTAATCTAATATTGATTAATTTAGAGTCTTGTAATAATGCAAATCCATTAATAATACAAGATTTAAAAGATACTAGAGATGATCTTCAAAAAACAGTTGATGAATTTGAGAAGTTTTTAAAAAATTATGAAAATAATAAAAAAAATCAAGAAAATTCTTTTGGTAACTATAGTATAGAAATAGTAACTGAAGAAGTAGTTGATGATGCTATAAGATTAAGAAGAAGATATGGAATTGCTTTAGATAAAAATAAAAATGTAGTTGCTAAATCAACACCTACTTTTGCTTCAGATAATAGAATCATAGTTAATGAAGTTAAGATTGAATTGATATCAAATAAATTAGTAACTACTCCATACTCTTCTTTAGATTCAAGTCAAATGAATACTATAGATGAAGCTGTAAATTATCTATATGGAAATGATATAAATACTGATAGCATAGATCTTAATAATTTTAATAATAACCTAGATTCAGGAATTAATGAAGATGAAAATGATGGACTTGGATTAAATGCATTTATGAATAAATTACAAGGCGGAAAGAAATTAAGAGAGAATATGAGAAAAATGATGAAAAAGAATTCTGATCAATTAAAATCAGATTTGAATTCTTCAAAATGATATAATAGAAACAATAACAAATAATATTTATAAAATATGGAAAAGAAATCCACAAGTCAAGTGCTAAGACAAATAATAAGAGAGGAGCTTATTAAAGTTGTAAGACAAGAGATGCCTAAAATTCTAAGAGAATCTCTTACTAAGCCTACAACAAGCGAACCTACAAGAATAAAAGAATCTCTTAAATCTGATTTTCCACTAACTTTAAATTCATATCCTCAAATAAAAAAACAAGACGTTAAGTTTAAAAAAAGTAATAATCCGCTAACTAATTTACTTAATGAAACAGCTATGACTATGATGGAAGATAATAATTCTATGCATTTTACTACTGATGATGTAATGCAAGGAATGCATCCTTCAATGGCTTTTCAACCAAAAGAAGCCGCAGTTGGATCAATAAATGATATGTTATCTACAGCTAGACCAAGTAGTAATATAGATGCAGTGCAAATTAATGCAGTTCCTGATTATTCAGCAATGATGGAAAAAATGGGATTATAGTGGCATACAACTTAAGACAAATATCGCCCTTAGACTTAAAGCCTTCTACTGGAATAGGAGTTAAACTTCCTTTTTCAGTAAAATCGGTATTTACTACAGTGTATACTACTAAAGAACAGCTTAAGTATAATATAATAAATTATATGCTTACTGATATAGGAGAAAGACCTATGAATCCTAATTTTGGAATGGGATTAAGATCTAGATTATTTGAAAGTATTACTCAGTCTACAGCTGATGAAATTACACAATCTATTCAAAATCAAATAGAGACCATGTTTCCTATGATTCAGATACAAAATTTAAATGTTTTAGGAGACCCAGATAGAAGCTCAATAAATATACAATTTAGTTATTTCATAAAAAATTCAAAAGAAACTGACGGAATTTTGCTAAAGATACAAAATATATAAGATGCCAAAAAATGTAGATATTCATTATTTAAACAAAGATTTTTCTACGTTTAAAAACGAGTTGATAGAATATGCAAAATCATACTATCCAACAGTTTATAACGATTTTAGTCAAGCTTCTCCTGGAAGTATGTTTATAGAAATGGCTTCTTATGTTGGAGATGTTCTTTCTTTTTACTTAGATAATCAACTGCAAGAGACATTCTTACAATATGCTAAGCAAAAAAACAATCTATATACCATGGCTTATATGCTTGGATATAGACCAAAAGTTACCTCTGCTGCAATAGTAGAGTTAGATGTGTATATGCAAGTAGGAGTTGCAGGAAGTCCTGGAAATAGGATTCCTAATTTTTCTCAAGCTATTACTATACAACCAGGAATGCAAGTAAAATCAAACATAAATAATAATGTTAGTTTTTATGCTCCAAATAAAATAGATTTTACAACATCTTCTTCTATGGATCCTACAGAAGTCTCAGTTTATTTAGCTGATGGATCTGGAAATCCTACGAAATATCTTCTTAAAAAATCTACTCAAGCAATATCAGGACAAGTTAAATCTACTTCATATACTTTTGGATCTGCTACAAGATATCCTACGATTAACTTACAAGACACGGACATCATAACAATTCTTAAAGTAATTGATTCAAATAGTAACATTTGGTATGAAGTACCATATCTAGCTCAAGACTATATCTTAAATCCAATAGAAAACACGGCTATAAACTATCCTTCACTATATCAGTACGCGAATCAAGTTCCTTATATGTTACAAAAAGTAGTAGTTCCTAGAAGATTCACTACTAGATTTAAATCAGATAATAGTTTAGTATTAGAATTTGGATCAGGTATAAATTCAGTTGCAGATACTGCAATAATACCTAATCCGAATACAGTAGGAATTGGACTTACTTCAGGATTAACTACTTTAAATACTGCTTTTGATCCTACTAATTTTGTAACAACTCAAACTTATGGATTAGCTCCACAAAATACTACATTAACTATATCTTATTTAGCTGGTGGAGGAGCCTCTTATAATGTACTATCTAATCAATTAACAATTCCTTTATCTATAGATGCTGGTTCAGGAGATACTACTACTGTAGTAAGCAATAATCCAAATCCAGCTTCTGGAGGCGGAGATGGAGATTCTATAGAAGAACTAAGACAGAATATTCAGGCTGAATTTTCAAGTCAATTAAGAGCAGTAACTCAAGAAGATTATTTAGCTAGAACTCTAAGTATGCCATCTAAATTTGGAAAAGTAGCAAAAGCTTATGCCACTAAAGATGACGCAACCTTTCAAAACTATCAAAATAATAGATCTTCAGATAGAGATCAAGTCTTAGTAAGTTTATATACTTTAGGATTAGATAGTAATGGAAATTTAGCTAAGCCTTCAGAAGCGCTTATGCAAAATCTACAAACTTATTTGTCTGAGTATAGAATGATGACTGACGCAGTAAATATTAAATCTGCTTATATTATAAACATAGGATGTAATTTTGATATAACAGTGAGACCTAATTTCACCAGTCAAGACGTAATAGCGAGATGTTTAATTCAATTACAAGACTATTTTAATGTTGACAATTGGGAAATAAATGAACCTATAATATTATCAGATATATACACATTAATAGATCAAATTAATGGAGTTCAAACTGTTAAAAAAGTAGAAATTGTTAATAAATCAGGAGTTTCTTCTGGATATTCTTTAAATAGCTACGACGTACCTTCTGCAACTATTAATGGTATAATATATCCATCACTAGATCCAAGTATATTTGAAATAAAATATCCTAAATCAGATATTCAAGGCAGAGTAACTACGCAATAAAAAATAAATAATGGCAATATATAAGATATTTCCCGCTTCAGACGCTACTCTATATTCAAAGTTTCCAGCTCAAAATACTGGACTTGATGAGATTTTAGAAATAGCAGTAAAAAATAATGGAAATTCAGCTAATTCACTAGTAGAAACAGTTCCTACTTCACCTATATTATATGACGATCTTAGAAGATCATTAATTAGATTTAGTGATGAGGATATAGTAAAGATAAAAACATATACTACAGGATCTTGGCAAGCTGGTTTAAAACTATATCTTGCAAATGCAGAAAACTTATCTACGCAATATACTATTCAAATAGCTCAAGTTTCTCAATCTTGGGATATGGGAACTGGAAAATTTGGAGATAGTCCTGAAACTAGAAATGGAGTTTGTTGGTATAATACCTCTTCATATGTTAGCTCATCTAATTCATGGAATACAAATTCTAGTCAATATTTCTTTACTCCTGGAGGAGGATCTTGGACTGGTAGTTTATGCTCTCAATCTTTTGATAATAACTCAAGTAAAGATGTAAATGTAAATGTTACTACTATAGTAAATTCATGGTTTAGCGGATCAACTAACAACGGATTTATAGCTAAATTACCGATCGCTATAGAAAGTAGCAGTCTTAGTTATATAGCGCTAAGTTACTTTAGTGTAGATACTCATACTATCTATCCTCCAACTTTAGAAATGAGATGGGATGATAGCATATATACTGGAAGTTTATCTATTATTCAAGATACTAATTTTGTTGTATCAATAGGTAATAATCAAGGAACTTATAGATATGATACAGGGCTAATTAAGTTTAGAGTTAATGCTAGAGAAAAATATCCAACAAGAGTATTCACGACTTCCTCATTGTATACGACAAATAAAAGACTTCCACAAACTAGTTACTGGGCTTTACAAGATATTAAGACTACTGATATGATTATTGATTTTGATACTAATTACACTAAAATCAGTTCAGATAGTCAAGGAAGTTATTTAACTTTACATATGAATGGATTAGAACCAGAAAGATATTATAAGGTATTAATAAAAACTAGACTTAGTTCTGGAGAATTAATAGATGTAGATAATGATTGTGTATTTAAAATAGTTAGATAATGTCAAATGAAGTATCACTAATAAAAAAAATATATGATACAATATCATATGAAAATGCTATAGATCCGAATTTTACTGAATTTGTAGTGAATACACCAGTAATAGCTAATACGGATATTACAGTTACTCAATTTTTTGAGTATTATGATCAACTTTTTTTCGATATACCTGTATCTGATGTTATTAATTCTCATACTTATTTAGTCGAAAGAAGTCAACAATATATCGGAGGATCAGTTATTGATTTAGAAAAACAAGCTTTAATTGAAGAAATTAATTCGCTAAGACAACAATTATTAGATCTAAATCAGACATTCACTAACATAAACAGTCTAGTATAAAATGGAAATAGTAAACGTTACTTATGCAGGGCCAGGAAAAATAGAACAAGATTATTCTTCTAAAGATCAAGTATTAGTTGAGTTTAATTATATCAATACTACTTTTGGAGATAGCGTAGATAGAGTAGAACTTTTCATTTATGATACTAATGAAAATTTAATAGATATTGAATATGACTTTAAAGGATACACGCCTTATGAAAGCATAAATTCAGAAACTTATAAGTACAATAAAATAATAATAGATCCTACGATAGATTCAAAATCTAGAGGATTTAGTAGAGGATCTTTTAATGTTCAATACAATTTTCAAAAGAATTTATTTAATTCATCAGATCAACTTAGGTATTGGATAAAAGAAATTTCTCCATCAAGAACAGAAATAAAACTTAGTTCACAAGTAATATCAGACAATAGTATCATAAGTGGACAAAATCAATACCAAGCTTATGTATCTTTAAAAAATTATTACTCAGATTTTTATTTAAATTTTGGTAATAATGAACAGATAATAGCCATAAACTCTGCAGTCATCACAGATGACACTGGTACGTATTTGTTAATAAAGCTATATGAACCTCTTCCTTTTGATTATGATGTAAAGACACAGCTCTGGATAGTTGATAAGATAGCTGAATCAGTTAGTTATAATGTAGATATACAAGTAGAAGCAACTATAATATCAGATGTTAATTCACTTAGAGGTCCTAATTTTAATATAAATGTAAATCAAAAAAATACACAGACTACACCATATTACTCTTATACTTCTCTTATTGCTAGTCCAATTACTTCTTCATATCGTCAATTAGCTAGTTATTATCAAGATAAAGCAATAAGTATTAACGTAGATTATTCTAATTTTGAAAATTTTATACATTTTTCTAGTGCTGTAGAAAGAGTTAATAATTTTGTTTATAAGATTGGTCTTATTGAAACTTACACTTCTCAAATATCACAACAATCTACTATTATAGGAAGTAGAAACTTAACTAATATATCTTCTTCAATAACTGTATTACAAAATTCAATAAGTAATATAGTAGAAAATTTTGATACTTATGAATATTATTTGTACTATGCTTCTGAATCTTTTTCTTGGCCAAAATCTACTAAAACAAAGCCATATAAATTATATTCAGTAACTTCTTCTCAAGCTAGTAATTGGCTAGGAAGTGAAACTACATATCCAAATCAATATACTTCTTCTATATTATATTCTGCTTCTTTTTTTGATGATACAAATAAAGATATATTAAGAGGATCAATACCTCAATACATTTTAGACGATCAAAATAATCAACCATATACTACTTTTGTAGATATGATGGGCCAACATTTTGATAATGTATGGATTTATTATAAAGATGTTACTAATAGATACAATGCAACTAATGATCCTAAAACAGGTATTTCTTTAGACGTAGTATCAGATGCTCTTGTTGGACTAGGTATGGAGATATACACTAATACTAATGTTTCTAATAATGTATACTATGATCTTTTTGGTTATAATCAAGATGGAACTCTTTTACCTCCTACAGGATCTGAAGTGATAAAGACTTATATAAGTTCAAGTTTAAGTACTATTGGAGCTAAAGAATTACAACAAGAGATATATAAAAGAATTTATCATAATCTTCCTTATCTTCTTAAAACCAGAGGAACTCAAAGAGGTATAAAAGCTTTAATATCTATCTATGGAATTCCAGATAGCATATTAACCGTTAATGAATTTGGTGGATACAATCGATATAATAAAGATGGAATATCAGAAATAAATAATGATAAAATAACTATAATTAATCCTACTCAAGAAATATCTTCAAGTTTATTATCAGCATATTCTACATTACAATATTATAATACTGATAATAGACTAAATTCAACGAATATAGAAGTAGGATTTTCAACATCTGATCTAATAAATAGAAATATTACTTCTTCATTAGGATATTTTAATATTGATAATTTAATTGGAAATCCTACAAATCAATACTCTTCATCATATAGTTCATTAGATCAGTTTAAAAATAATTACTTTTCTACTTATACGCAGCCTCATAGCGTATCAGAGTATATAAGATTAATTAAGTATTACAATAATTCTTTATTTAAAACAATTAAAGACTTTGTTCCAGCAAGAGCAAATCTTTCTACCGGAATTATTGTTAAGAGTCATATTTTAGAAAGAAATAAATATGCTAGACATGAACCTACTATAAGTTTTGAAACAGTATCTCAATCAATAGACTTATTAACTTTATCTGGAGAACCTGGAAATTTAATATCTGGATCTACGGAATGGAATATAAATAAAATAACTCCAGTAGGAGTTGTACCATTTACAAGTTCTCAAGGAATAGAAAAACTTACCGGAGAATTTGGAGGATCTACAATAGTAGTAACTGATTTAAATTCCGTATCAGATCAATCTGAGAATTCAAATAATCCTTCATCTTCTGTTGGAGAAATTAGAGTTAATTATGGAGCTTTATTTCAAAATATAAGTGGATCAGTAAGATCTCAAAAATATTTTGATCTTGATTACACTTCTAATCAATCAATTCCTATAAATTTAAACATAATTACGCAGTCTATTAGTAATTCAATAAACGATAATTATAATACTTACACAAATCCAAATAATCCATACGCTCAATTACAAGATTATAATTACGCGACTAGACATTTTACAGATCCAAGATATTATGGATCTAAAACTACTAGCGCTACTTACAATGTCTATACTAAAGGAGATGTATCATTTGGTAAAACAGCAGCAATAGATAAAATAAAACCTGAATTTGCCTATCTAGTAGATATATTTTCTTCGTCGTTTCAGCTTCCTAAAAGAGCAAATGCTCAAATAAAATATATAATAGACAGAAATCAAAATATTCTAGATTTAACAAAAGCTAATACTAATATATTCACTACTCAAAATATATATAAAACAGGGGAAACAGTAGATGTATCTTTGTTTAAATACGATCCATTAAGACCTTACATTCAAAAATTAACTAATAATAGTAATTTTACTATCTATGAAGGCGGTTTTAGATATAGTCCTATGCTATTTAATATATCTGGAAATGAATCTATGACATATAGTTTGAATGATCCTTCTTCATCTGTTATTACGACTACAGTGCCTAGTTATGAAATAATATATGCTGGAAATAATAATTATTGGCCTACACTAACTCCAAGCACTATAGTAGATCCAGGAATATATCCGCCTCCTACATTAAATATTGTTGCAAGCGGTATTTTAGTTTCTCCTTCTGGATTACAGACTAGAGTTTCTTATACAATAAGAAATACTAGTAGAACAGTTACGCCTCAAACTTATGATAATATAAGAGATATACCCGCAAGTTCAGGTCCGACTTATTCTTGGACAGATTATTTATCAAGTTTAAATGGTATTTGGTTAAATGGAGATTCAGTATCTATAACAATAAACTTTGAAGAAACTTATAATCCTATAGGAGGATCAACTACTAGCACTGAATTTTTTACTAGTGTTACTGATTCAGCTGCTACAAATAATTGGTATGCTATAGATTCAAGAAATATAAAATTATCTGCTACTCAATCACAATGGTATGATAATATAATATTTAGTGGTAGTTATCCAGGAATAGATACTCCTGTATTTACTGTTTATGGATCTCAAATGGATATGGTAAGATTGTATAATAATCCTGCTCAATGGATTCAAGAATCAGAATATCGTATTAATTATATGTATCAACTTTCAGATGTTACAGGATCTTTTTGGGTAATGAATATAGATAGAGATTTAAATCCATCAGATACCGAATCAGGAATACCTGGAAAAATAAAAAAATATATGTTCTTAAAAAGATTACCTGATGAAACTAACATAATATTGAATTATAATCTAGAAACTCCAATTACTCAAGACGGATTATTATTTCCACAATATATAGATGAAAAACTTAAAGATAATGCTGGTAATATTGTAAAAGCATTAAGAGCTCAAAATCTTTTACCTCCAGCATAATAATACACTTTATATTTTAAAAATCAAAACAGAGATATTTATTTATACAATAACGCAATTTATTAAAGCATGTCATACTTAAGTAATACATCAGTAGTCGTAGACGCTATTTTAACAAAAAAAGGTAGAGAACTTCTATCTAAAAACAACGGAACCTTTCAGATCACACAATTTTCTCTTTCAGATGATGAGATAGACTATACTTTGTATAATCCTTTTCATCCCTCAGGATCTGCATTTTATGGTGAAGCTATAGAAGCTATGCAAATATTACAAGCCTATCCTAATGATCAAGAGATCATGAAGTATAAGTTAATAACTCTTCCTAGAGGAACAGCTAAAATTCCAGTAATTAGCATTATAACCTCCGCTATTACTCTTAAACAAGGAACTTCTGTATCTATATCTCCTCAAACTTTAAACTATCTAGGAACTACTTCTACTTATGAAGCTTCTGGATATGTTGCTACTATAGGAGACGTTAGAACTGTTTCTGCTTTTAATGGAATAGGAATTAATACAGCTGAAGCTAACGTGCTAAATACTTCTTCAACTGTTGGAACTAATGTAAGCAAAACAGTTATAGGAACTACAATAAACATAACTGCAACTACAATTAACACTTTATTTGGAACTAATACTTCTTTATATACTACTTTAACAATTATCGGTCGTGATTCTGGAGCAAGAATAAGTGTTCCTGTTCAGATAACAAAAGTTAATCAATAACAATAATTAAGCATGTCATTTACAACATTAGCAGCAACAGATTTTGTAGTTTCTTCAGATTCAGTAACGGCTCCAGCTTGGAGTACAAATAATCCGACTTTATCTACTTTTTTTACAGCTTCTGGATATAATCAATATTATTTAGATGTATATAATACTGGATCTAATTTAACTAATTCAGCTGTACAATTTTCTATAGTATACGGACATAAAACAGGATTAGGAGCAGCCCCAATAAATTCATTAGTACCTTTAAATACTCCATCAAGAGTTAACTTTGGTCAATATAGAAATATTATATTTGCAGACGCAGAGAGCAATTTTAATTTTGGAGTCGGAAATACTTCATCTATTGATTTATTTACAATAGCAGTAGATAGAAATAGATATAAAGAAAGTTTATTTCCTGGAACTTTTAATTTAACTCTAAGCTATGGATCTACCGCTACTACTCTTAATTTAACAGACAATTCTAAAGACGTATCTACTATTACTTATTTAGATTGCGGAAGAGTTTTTAATATAGTTTCAGGTTCAAATGGAACTTCTGCTAATAGTGTTACTCCATTAGGAACTTCGACTAAAGGCTATACAGTTTCAGGATCTTATGGATTATTTCTACCAGACATTGGAGCTATAGTGCTAAATCCAAGAGCGTTGCAACTTCCATTTGTTAGCGGAGGATTGGCACTACCAATATATTCTGGAAGTACTAATGACGCATTGAATATGAGTGCCAGTTTTAATAGTAGACAATTATATACTGCGATACAATCAGGAAGTTCTTTTCAATTAAACTCTCAAGAAACAATATCTTCAGATTATATATTTGTAAGAATTCCAAATGCTGGATATAATTATTCAACTAATCCTTCAATGATTTCAGGATCTTCTGGAGAGATGATCTATACTAACTTTATTAATAGTCCACAAACTTATATAACAACTGTAGGAATGTATAATACTAATAATGAACTTTTAGCCGTCGCTAAACTTTCAAAACCATTAGTAAAAGATTTCACAAAAGAAGCATTGATTAGAGTAAAATTAGATTGGTAGTAATATAAATAATGAGTAGAGGACAAAATACAATTAAGCGTTCAGAGGTTATGACTACTCCAATTACATTGAAGTATTCTGCTTCATATACTAGTGAATCTTTATCACAGAATGGTATTACAATAAATAGAGGAACTAATAGTTCTTTTTCTAAAAATCCTATAGAATATAATAATTATAAACTAGTTCAACAATTATATTATAACAATTATATAACTGGATCTTTAATAGGATCAAGTAGTTTTTGGAATTCTGATCTACAATCAACAGCTGCTAAAGGAACTTCAGAAGAGGATAATCGATATTTTCCAACAAGTCAAAGTGCGCAATTAACTATTGTGTCTATTCCAAGAACTTCTTTTGGAGAGCAAATAGCTAGAAATTCTTTTTTAATATCTGGAAGTGCTTATAAATTAATAGATGATGGTAATGGAAATATAGTTGATATTAAGTCTACTGGATCAATAGGATATACCACGTATGGAGCAGCATATGGAATTAATGGAGTAAGGTTATTTGATCTTGGATATAGTTCTAATGAAATTGGAACTTATAAGGAGTGGAATTGTCCAGGTGGAGGAGGTTCATATTTTGGAACTTTTTGGGCAAATCCATATCAAAATAGCTCCGATGGAAGATTTAATAGCGCTGGTTTTTGGTCTTCAGAGAGCGCAAATGCGATAGCTACTGGAGTTTTACAATTTACTTTATCTATTCCATCAACTGCTATATATCATATAGGAATAGGTTGTGATAATTACTCATCGGTATACATAGATAATGTATTATTAGTTGGAGATTATTCAAAAAGTTCTCTTATTAATTTTAGATATTGGGATATATTTCCTATCCAGTTAACATCAGGTTCTCATACAATAAAATTAATAGGAAATAATAATTATGATGGAGCAAATTATCTATCTATTACTCCTGGATTAGTGGGAATAGAAGTGTATAATAATACTTCAACACAGATTTCAGCTAGTATTACTGCTGCTCCATTAGGAACTTCTACTCCAGTTGGAATTAATTTGACTTACTCTTCTAAAGATCATTTAACAGAGGGAGTATTTACTAAAAATTTTCATGTAGGAAATATATTGTATTCTCAAGGAGTTGTAATAATTACAGATGAGAATTATCAAAATGCTATGATTCCTATATCAGGAACTACAACAACTACGACTAGCACTACTAGCACAACCACTACTGTAGTTCCAACTACTACGACAACTAGTACAACCACAAGTACTACGACTATTTTAGTTCCTACAACTACTACCACTACTACAGTTGCACCAACTACTACCACTAGTACCACAACAAGCACGACTACAGTGGCTCCAACCACTACAACTAGTACAACAACATCAACAACAACAGTGGCTCCAACCACCACTACAACTAGTACAACAACTAGCACTACAACAGCCGCTCCAGTTACTGTAACCCTAACTGCTTGTGCTGATATAACTCCTACAGGAGTAACAAGAATTATAAATGTATTTGTATATTCATCAGCGCCAGTTGCCACTCCTGTGCAAGTTGGATTTACTTGGACTAATATTGAAGGCGCAGTTGCTGGAAACGCAACAATATTAACGGGTGATACATGTGCTACTGTTCAAATAAATGCTTTAGGAACTTCTGCTGGATCAAGTTTAATTATAGATTCTAGAGACCCAACATCATTCAATAACGGAGTATCTAATCAAAACTATTCAATAGGATTTGGACAAATACAAAACAATGGAACTTGTACTACTTGCGGAGTTTAATAAAAAATAAACTGTTATGAAAAATTTAAGATATATTTGTGCTCAACCTAGATTAGTATACTATGCATGGCAAGTTGAAGTTATGATTAATAATTTCATAAAAAGAGGTATCAACCCAAATAATATAGACATCGTAGTTGCTTGGAATCCTAATGATGACACAAGCAAACCAGAAACTATAGAGATGTGGAATAAACTATCATCTTATTACAATACAATAAGATTCTTCTTTTATAAAGATACTAGAGAACAACCAATTAGATACATATCTTCTATAAGACCTAACGTATTAAAACAACATTTCAAAGCACATCCAGAAATTAAGTATGAGGCTATATTCTACCATGATTGCGATATAGCTTTCACTAAGAATCCTGATTTCTCTAAGTTTTTAGACGACGATATATGGTATTTAAGTAACACGAATAGCTATATTAACTATGATTATATTATTTCTAAAGGACAAGACGTATATGATAAAATGTGTGAAATAGTAAAGATACCCAAGATGATTCCTAAGCTCATGAATGATAATTCAGGAGGAGCTCAATACATACTTAAGAATGTAGATTGGCAGTTCTGGGATAAAGTAGAATCAGACTCAGAGAAGCTTTATTATGAGATATCACAATTGAATACAAAAAAGAAATTAGAAGATCCTTCTCATCACGAACTACAAATATGGTGTGCTGATATGTGGGCAGTTCTTTGGAATGGATGGATAAAAGGAAATGAAACTCAAGTAGTAAAAGATATGGACTTTTGTTGGGGTACTGATACCCTTAATAGATGGGAAGAGACCACTATCTACCATAATGCGGGAGTTACTTGCATGTGTGGTGGAAAGTTTTATAAAGCTAATTATATAGATTCACTTCCATATAATTTAAACTTAAGAACTAAAGATGACAATTGTAGTCATTTATATTATCAAGAGATAAAAGAAATAGAGCAAAAATCTTGTTTATTATAGAAGTATGAAATATAAAATAATAATAAAAACAACTTATAAAAATAAACATAGAGTTAAAATGTGTTTAGATACTTGGTTAAGTAATCAAGATTTTGTTTGTTTAACAGATAGACTTACTGGAGAATTTGAAGAAATCTCCGGATCTTCAAGAGAAGACTATTATAGCGCAGAAGAAAAAACTTTATTTCTAATAAATAAAATAAAAGACACAAACATTTATGATGATTATGATTGGTTAGCTTTTATAGATGATGATGCTATTCTAAATACTAAAATGTTTAACTATATACTTCCTTATATGAATAAAGATTTTGTATATGGATTAAAAATGCATGGAGTCTATGATAAAGCACCTAATATGGTATATCCATCAGGAGGATCAGGATATTTTATATCTCCGTCACTTATCAAAAAAGCTAATCATATGATAAATAATAATTGGGGCGTAGAAGACGCTGCAGTTGGAAAATGGATTGAACAAAATGAATTAGTTCTAGAAGATCATATCAATATTGAAAATAAAAGATTTTATTTACAACTTAATGGATGGTTTCCATTTGATGAGGAAAGAAAAACATTATCAGAAGAAGAAAATAATAGTGAGCAAATATTTCCTATTAGAATTTTAGAAAATATAAAAGATAAAGATCAAAAACTAAAACATATAAATAGTAGTATGACTCATCATTATATTAGATGGAGACCTCTTATGGAATATATATATGAATGTTTTCAACAATGGAATTTTAATGATATAAAATAGTAAATAAAAACAATAAAGATAGCATCTATGAACGAAAATCAAAAAAACATTACTACACTTAAAGAATTATACTATTCTAAAGGACATGAATATTATCCAACTGATAAAGAAACTATGCACTCATATATAGAAGCGTATGATAAACTTTTTATAGGCTATAAAGAAAAGGCTATAAATATTCTAGAAGTCGGAGTTAATGAAGGAGGTAGCGTTAGACTATGGAGTGAATATTTTACAAACGCTAATATCTTTGGATATGATATTGTAAAAACCGCTAGGCCAAATATTTTTAATGATAACATCACATATGTAATAAAAGATGTTAATAATATTACAGAAAAAGAGTTTATAAAAACTCCTTTAACTATAGCTATAGATGATGGTTCTCACAATCTACAAGATCAATTAACATTTATAAAAAAAATTTACAATCAAGTTGTTCCTGGAGGATTAGTAATTGTTGAAGATATTCAAAATATAGACGACCAAAAATCTTATTTTGAATCTTTAGGATATCCTTTTGAAATAATTGATTTAAGATTAGTTAAAGGAAGATATGATGACGTACTTTTAGTTTTTAAAAAATAATATGAAAATAGGAATTCTTTTAATTTGTACTGGAAAGTACATAATGTTTTTCGAAGATTTGTATAAATCTTGTGAAACTTTTTTTATGCCTAATACTGAAAAAACATATTATGTTTTCACAGATGGAGATATTGGAAATCATAAAAATGTAATTAGAATAGAACAACCATTCATAGGATTTCCTTTTGATACACTAATGAGATATGAAATGTTTTATAAGAATAAAAGTATTTTAGAAAAACAAGATTATTTATATTTTTTAAATGCAAATATGCTATGCGTAGATTATATAAATGAAGAAATTTTACCTAAAAAAGAAAATAGCCATCTAGCAGCAGTACATCACCCAGGATATAAGGATAAGCCAATAAATGAATATTCGTATGAAAGAAATCCTAATTCTAACTTTTATATTCCATATGATAACGGAGAATTTTATTATCAAGGTAATTTCAATGGAGGTAAAAGTTTTGAGTTTTTAGAGATGTCTGAAAAATTATCTAAATTAATAAATGAAGATGTATCAAATGGAATAATTCCAGTATGGTGGGATGAATCAGCTATGAATTGGTATCTATTAGATAAAAATCCTTTACGCATAAGTCCACAATATGCGGCTCCTGAAGGATGGGGTATTCAAAATACAAAGATAATGAGTAGAGATAAAAACAAATTTGGTGGACATGATTATTTAAGAGCTAATAAATAAAATATGATAAAAGAA